AAATACTTAAATTACTAATTATTAAAAATTAAAAATAAAAACATTACTTCACTAAAAGATCTCCAATCATCAATTGGTAAATAAGAACAATTAAATATTCTTGAATTATTTATATCAATAGGTTTTCCAGCAAATTGTAAACTACGCATTGATGGTAATACTTTTTTTTCATATACTAATTTATAGACATCTTCAATTTCTTCTTTTAATTCAGGAAACTTTGCTTGGTGCATTTCCTTATTTCTAGTCACTAATTCTTCCCATGTTTCTCTTCTTTGTTTGTTAGGTAAATATTTTGCATATTTGTTATATACTACAATATCTGATAGAATTTCCTGCGTAATGTTCATTTTATTTTTAATTTTTAATAATTAGTAATTTAAGTATTTAATTCAAAAAACTTTTTCTTTAATTCAGATCTATCAAATTTATCTATTCCACTAAAACTATTGTTTTGAGGAGTAGATATATTATCATTATCTTCTTCATTTTCTTGGTAAAGATCATTTGATACTTCAAAGTGACCTGTTGATGTATCAGCTCTTACTCCAAATGTTAATCCATCCATTCCATATCTGTTTTTCATTATATGAAATCTTCCTGTTCCTTCTACTTTATCTTTACGTTGTCTAGAAAGAGAAATACAAACATCTGTAATCATAATTTTATCATATGAACCAGCTGCTTTATCTCCCTCTACTATATTATCTTTAGCACCAGCTCTATTTACCTGAGAAACACTCCAAACTGGAATGTCTAGTTCACGAGCTAATCCTTTTGTACTAGTATAAATATCATCAATTTCACCTTTCCTATCAATAGTTTTTCTTTTTGATGAAAGAAGATCAACATAATCAATTACAATTAAATCAGGTTCAATTCCCATATCTTTTACTTTTTGAATGTGTGATTCTATAGTAGAAATTGTTGCTTTACCTGTAGGAAACTCTTTAATAATTAAATTCCCTTTAATATCATTCATTAAAGTTTCTATTTTATCTTTATGTTTTGATATTTTATCTACTCCAATTCTAGAGAAAAAAGCATCATATCTTCTTCCAACATATTGTTCTCCTAATTCTAAAGTATAATGTAAAACATTATATCCTAATTTAACTGCATGTCCTCCTAATGCAACTAATGACCAAGATTTACCACCTCCTGGATTACCAAATATAAGGCCAAAATCTCCATTTCCGAGACCTCCCTGAAGTAGTTGATTAATTTTATCCCAAGGGGTTTTAATTGTTGTTCTTGCATCTTCTCTATACCTTGATTCAATATCTTTAGCGTATTCATGTCCTATATTTTTATCTTGTCCAGCTTTAATAGCATTATTAATTAATGATCTAATAGATTCATAATCTCCACCTTTTAGTAAATCAACACTTTGTAAAAGAGCACCTTTTAACTGTTGATTTTTACAAAATGCAGCAAATTCTTCTTGTACATATTTTAAATCATCAGTAGAACTTTTATATGCTTCTTTAAGTTGTTCTTTTATAGATATTTGTAAAACTTCATTTCCACATTTTTGTAGTTCAACTGCTAATATTTCCATTGAAGGTGTAGTATGATATTTATCATAATATTTTAATATTTCTTTAATAATCCATTTATGAGCTTGATTATCAAAGTAATCTTCAACTAGCATATCATTAATATTCACTAAAAACTCCTTATGTGTTAATAAGGAGGAAATTACTTTAATCTGGAACGAAGTTCCATATTGATTTAAATTTGTAAGAGTCATACAACTAATTTTTTACAACTAAATTTTGAAAACAATCTTTAATCCAAAACTCAACATTTCTAATTAAACCACCCATTTGGTCTTCATTATACATTGATATGAATTCATCTGGATGATACGAAAGATTATTAGATAATACAACCTCATCTAACCATTTTTTGTCTTCAATACTTAACATTGGATTACTTAAATCCATTACTTTATAATTTTTTTCTAATTCATCCCTTCCTTGAATTACTCTAGCATAAACAATATGATCTTGCATTTTCTTTTCTGATATGTTTAGTATATCATCCCATTTCATATCTTTTTCTGCTAATTCAGGGAATTTTTTTAATAATCCTTTTTGTCCTAGTCCTTTAACTCCTTTAATTTTATCAGAACTATCACCTAATAGGGTTTTATATAAAATAAAATTTTTAGGAGAAATATTAAATTTTTCAATTACTGTTTCTTTTGTATAATAATTTTTTTCAATAGGACGGTATACAATTACATTATCACTAACTAATTGAATAAAATCTTTATCAGATGATACTATAAATGCTTTATCTTTTGAATCTTTTGGTATTGTTTTACTTAAATATGCAATAATATCATCAGCTTCTACTTTATCTATACTAACAGTTTTAACTGGGAGGGTTTTTAGATATTGGATTATACGAACCATTTGATCTACTTTAGCATCATGTTCATCATCAATATCATCAAATGCTTCCCAATTAGTAATACGCTGTAAGTCTCTACCTGATTTGTACTCTGGTATTAAATTTTTTCTATTATTAGCAGATCCTGCTCCATCAAATACTACATAAACTTGAGTTGGATTAATTTGTCTAATTAATGCCCCAAGTGATCTAAAAAACCCTCCTAAACCCCCAATATGAACCCCACTAGGGTTAACCATGTTAAGCATTGCAAAATTTCTGAAGAATAAATTTAAACCATCTATAAGTAATATTCTTTCTCCAGTTTGTATAGTATCTCCATCCTCCTTAATATTATCTAGAAGGTTAAATAAATCTTTATGTTTCATCTAATTGATTTTAGTTACGTAAATATACGAAAAATCTTTTAGAAAGCCAAATATATCTATTGGGGTTCTTGGTCAAATGAAGTAATATCAGTATATGCTTGATCTTCTTCTACTACTCTAAAATCACCACCACCTAAAATAGCTTTCCATTCTTCTGCTCTTTGTGCCTTATAGTCCTTTAATTCTCTATCATTATCATTAATAAATCCATGAGGAGTCATAACAATTTTACCTCTAGTGGTAACACCGTTAATGTGGTTTTTATCAATTTGAATATTTACTCTTTTAGCAAATTCAACTTGTTTACCATCTTTAATAGCTTTAATTTTAGAAGTCCCAGCTGACATTATGTTACCAAATGTAACAACAAAAGTAGAATCAAACCACATAGCATAACCTCCTTTATTCATTAATTTAGGTTGACCCATTGGGGATTCTGGTTTTAAAGTCCATACTTTATTAATACATACAAGTGTATTAGTGTATGGGCTACTTTCTTTACGTGACAATGTAATACGCTGATTTACATTATTCCCAAATTGAGTTGACATAGCACCAGCATTCCATTCATTATTATTTTTATTTGATTTAATAGACATTTCACAAGGTACAGATCCTATAGAATCCCATAAGAAAAGTAAATCATAAGGTAAATTACCTTTTTTCTGTTCATCAATTAAATCTAAAATAAATAATGCTACATCTTCAATAGAATTAATGGTTTCTCTATCAACATAAATAAAATTACCTTCATAATTTAAAATTTCTCCAGTCTCAGGATCTACAGTTTCATTAACTTCCATTCCCATTTGTTTAGCATGTTCCCAGTTCCATTTCATTTCTGTAATAATGAAAACTGGTAGTATGCCTCTTTTTTGAGCTGAAACTGCAGCTTCTAATAAGCCGGTAGTTTTACCTGTATCTGAATGTCCTCTAAGAAGAACAATATGACCCATAGGTATTCCAGGAATTGATGTTACATCCTGAAATGCCTTTGATAATGGGATCCATTCTTGTTCCTTAAACTTAACATTTTGTTTTAAACCTTTTTTTTCTTTAAAAGCATTTAAGTCGAATTTTGATCTAATTTCTTTAGATGCTGCTTCTGTAAGTGATCTTTTTTTTCTAGCCATTTATATAATATTAAAATGGTAAATCATCATCTGCAGCTTTTTTATCATCAAATAAAGCATCAAATTTATCTGCTTTAGAAGTTGTGTCTTTACCTTCAAGCGAATAATTATTTGGTTTATCATCATCAAATCCTACTGCAGGTTCAGAAACAATGTCTCCTTCATTTTCACCTTCTGGTGTTAAAAATGATTCTAAATTTGCTTTTACTTCATCAAAAGTAAGTCTTTTAAATACTTCTTTTGGGTTAGGTTGATCATTTAAGATTTTTTCTACTAAATTAGCATTTTCACTAATAGGTGATACCTTCATAGATGGGGAAATAGTAGTTTTATTATAAGGAGTACCTGTTACTTCAGGTCCTACTGTAGTTAGTTTAATGTCTCTACCTCCTGATGCTTCAGTATAATCTCCAATTTCATCATCAGCAGCTAAATTTAAAAACGCTTGGTAAACTTCTTTACCGAATTGCCATAATTTAACACCTTCTGATTCTTCACCCCTTACAATAACAGGAGCAAAAATACGAGTTTTAGCATCTAACTTTTTAGCTAAATACCAATTTTCTTTATCTCCACTAGCACGTAATTGTTTTGTAAATTCTTGAATTGGATCTTTTTCACCCCAATTCAAAGGAGAAGCCATTACTCTTTGTCCTATACCATAATAAAACATCATTTCAGTAAAAGGGAATGACTTATTATACTTATTAGGTACAACTCTAATTTGTTGTTTACCTACTGATGGTTTCCAAAAAATTGATTTTCCACCACTTTTATTTGCGTTTGATTGAGTCTGAAGTGACTCTAACTTTTGTTTAATTTGATTTAAATCCATATTATAACTTATTAATTTATTTTATAACTGTGAGTAATATACAACAAACACTTAGAACAACCAAACTATAGTTCAATTATTTTATGTATTTTTGTTTTTAATTGTTTTAACTCATCATGTTGAGTTAACAATACGGAATTTTTATAGTGCTCCCAAGTTATAGGAAACTTAGTATCTACTACTCCTCCGTTTAATTTTTTGATAAGTTCATTTAAAGCATTAATAGTATATAAAGTATTTGTTTCTTTTTTTCTATGAACTAAAATTGTATTTTCTGGTAGGTCAGAGATATTACCTTGATCAATATTATATGTACAAACATATTCGTTATTTTCCTTTACATACAAAACAAATATTTTGTTATACATTATATTGTATTTGTCTGTAATAGAACTTAAAATTAAATCTAAATTCTCTAAGGTTGTAAATGTACAAAATAACTTATTATTCAAATCTCCTAGGTTTTGATTAGTAATGTCCGAAAAATCGTCCATAGTATACATATTAGGAGTTTTATTTAAAATTGTAGTTGCTTCCATAGCATGTTTTTATTTGTAGTTTATGTTTTTTAAATAGTTCTTTTATCTCACCTAAAATATCTTTTTCTTCTTTATCTACATCAAATAAAAACGAATCATAAGTATATAAAACTATTTTTGTTTTTTTATTTCTTAATAACTTTATTATGTCCCATAATATATAAACGTTCATACTTGTCTCCAAATTTTGTAATAGATAATTTAGTAATTTTTGTGGTTTCATTTCCCCTAACTTATCTTTTTCAAATTTATGTTTTGAAATAGGACACTCAATCCAGCCTTTTTCTACAAAATCTCGCCATAAATTATCAGTATATACTTGTACTTTTTGAAAAAATTCTAAATGTTTATATTGGTCAAATACACCTCCATAAAGTTGTTTAAATGTTAATTCCTTAGCTTTTTTGTAATCCACTTTATACATTTCCGCAAAGGCAGTATGAATATCTTTACCCATAAAATCAAAGCCCACCAAATTAGCCAACAAACTAGGGTGATAAGCCCCAATGTCAAACTCCACAAAAATGTCGTTGCGAGGTATAAAACTTTCTCTACTATTGTTAGTTTTGTTAAGTGCTGCATAATTTACTCCTTTAAATTTATTACTTGGTCTTCCCGTAAGGGTTTTATAGTTGTACTGCGTGTAAATATATTCTTCGTTGATACTATGAAAGTGCGATTCAAATTTTTCTCTGTCAACTCGTATACCACTTCTTTCAATGGCGTTGAATACCATTGAAAATTTATTATTGTAGAATTCATTGATTTTTTCATTTATTTTATCTTTAAGGTTACTATATATTTCTTCACAATACTCATAGTGTTTTACTATGGGTATAATTCTATTTACATCTTTTTTATTAGGATATCTTTTATTAAAAATATAATGTGTTTGGGTTAGTTCTGGTATATATGGAGGATTTTGTTGGTTTATGTCAAAGAGATTTTTTAGAGGTAAATAATGTAAAAATTCCTTTTTATCTCGTACATACACACTATCAAATTTATGTAACATCATGTTTATCTCCGTTGTATTTATATTTAAAGTTTCACTATGTGATAGTGGAATAATAAACCCCTTAGTTGATGATAAAGGTCTAATATACAAAGCACAAATATTATTTCGTGTAGGATGTATTAAATAACTATTTGGAATTATTTCTATAAAAACTTCTTTCCAATTAGCATTTGTAAATTGTTCAAATTGAACTTTACTTTCAACTAACCAAAACATAACTTTTTATTTTAATATATGAAAAATTTATTTAATATCCACCTCCACCTGAAAATCCTCCACCTGTTGATGGTGGGGCTGTTGGAATAGATGATGGTGGTGGAACATAATTAGGATCAGACATTGGCATTGTTGGAGATGGTGAGGTTGGATCTGTTGAAATTTCATTAATAAATTCTATTGGTTGTGTTTCCCCAGTTTCAATTACTCCTTCTTGATTTAGAGAATCTACTGTTCTATCTCTATAAAATCTTTTATAAAATAATTTTCTATGAGCCGTTGAAACGTGTTTTGCTCCTTCCATAGGACCCTGAAATTCATGTATATGATATTCACCTACATAATCTTCCCCTGTAGGAGTTATTAATTCTCCTCCTCTAGTACTTAAATCTGATGCTTCTTCGTATTTAAAATATTCTAAATATTGTTTTCCTAAATAATCCCCTAATCCTTTTTTATTTATTTCTTTTTCTTTTATAAAAATAGATCCTTTATTATTATTAAATACTCTATCAATATCTCCATTTATATACCAATTTAAGGTAAAAGGAACATAATCTTCCCATACCCATACTCCATTTTGAGTATAAATGTTATCATAAGTTTCTTTATTAATTTCTAAATATTCTAGTTGGTTTATTTTACATACAAAATATCTTACAAACATTCCTTTTTCATAATCTTCAGGAGTAGGAAAAGTTGGTGAATATTGTGGTTTAGTTCTTATTAATTCATAGTCTGTGTCAGTTAATATTCCATATATTCTAACATCTAAAGCATTTTGAACTTGATCTTCATAAACAAATCCATCATAGTTATCTGCATATTCTACAGCATTAGACCCATCATCAACAGCTTCATTTTTTTTATATTCAATAGAAGTTGTTTTTATTGATTTTTTTATAATTTCTTCATTTGGGGGATCATTAGGATTTTTACCTGTAAAAGCTTTACCATTAGATAATACATAATAAAATCCTGTGTAAGAAGCTTGGTTCTTAACATAATACCACTCTGCGCCCGCGGTAAATTGATTTTCTTTTATTTGTGATTTAGGTATGTAAGCCATTATGCATAAGTATATTTTTCTCCTGTTATATTTTCTATTCTTCTAATTTCAGAATCAACACCAAATGAATTAAAATCAGTATTTGCAGGTTTATTAACACCACCTAATGTTTTAATTACTAATTTAAACATTGGATTTTTACCTGTATTCCATAAAGTTCCTAATAATTTTTTATTAGCTTCAATTGATTCTAAATGTGATAGAGAGGTTTTACCTCCATATTGAGGTCCTGTTCCTCTAGGATTACCAAATTTATCTTTTTGTTTAGTATTAAATTTGAACCCAGGTGCCATACAACCTAATAACCAAGGTTTTGTATTTCCTTGAGCTGCTGGGGCTTCATGGATTAATACATAAGTTCTATTACTTGCATTATATCCTGTTATTGGCCCTCCTTGGGCAAGTATTCTTTGTCTATTTTCTACTTCATTATTAGCTAACATAAAACAATCTCCATATTTAGGTGATATTCTTGAAGCAACAGTATATTTACCAGTAGGAATACAACTTTCACTATTTTTATTATCTCTCCAAGGTAATTCTACTGTTGGTAATGCATATAAAGTATTACCATTTTCATCAAGTACTTCTAATAATCCTAAAGTTTGATAACCATTATCAACTAATCTAGTTAGTCTTAATCTTGTAACTAAATCAGAATTAGGATCTATAGGATCTGCTTCTTTAACTGCTTCTTCTAAATTTTGTTGTTTTTCGTTTGTTTTTTGGGTAACGGCACTTGCAACTTTTTTAGCTGCTTCTTCAATTTCTTTAGGTTTAAATGCAGGAACAGATAAAGTATCAATTGTAGTAGACCATTTTTGTACATTAACATCATGATTTAATGCTTTAACTATAATATCAACACTATCTCTTTCGTAAGAAGGAGGTAGAATATCATCTGTTATTTTAAATTTTTCAAATAATTTTATTCCAGATATCCCTTCTAATTCTAGATTTAAATTAAAAGGTAAGAAAAATGGAGATGGGACTTGATCTTTATTTGTTAAAATTCCTTGTATTAATTTAATATAGGTTGTATAATTCTCTGTAAGATCATTTGATATTTCTTCTGAAAAATTATATGAATTTGCAACAGCTCCATCACCTTGGCCTAACCTTAAATACATAGCTGCAATTGGTGATGTTTTATTAGCATCTTTTGTATAATATAATTTTTCTTGTTTTATAGTTTTTGCTTGTTTTTCTGGATCTGCTTTATCTGAATTGTCCTTTGATTGTTGGTAATCAATTTTTTCAGGTATAATTCTATCAACTAATCCTTTATTATAATTTGAAAAGGATGTTGAATTACCCATAAGATTATTTCCTCCTGCTTGAGCCCCAATTGCTATCATTGTTGCAAAATTTTTAGGAATTGCAGCATCTAAATTAATATTTTGAACAAACGATCCTTGATCTTTTTTAACTCCAAAAATATTTAACCTAGTATATCTACTAGGAATATCTTCAACTAACCCAGGTTTTGGGGTTTCATCATAAATTTTTATAGTACCATCATCTTCATCAAATGATACAAAAAAGTTATTAATATTACCCATAGATTCATTTATACCATCTAGTAAAGTTTTTAAATATGCTAAAACAGATATAGCTCCATCATCATCTCTTTGTGCAGATGCAAGAGCTCCAGCTGCAAATTTCATATTTATTAAAACATTTCCCAATCTCCCTACATAAGCATTATCACTTACTAAAAAGTCTGAATTTGCTGTTAATACCTTATTTAAAGATGTATCTGTAGGAATATCATTACTATATTCGGCTACTCCTTTAATTGATAATTTATTATAGGGAACTAAACATTTTTGAGGGTTTGTTGAGATATTTGGAGGAATAATAAGCATAAAATTTTGATCATTTTTTAAATTCATATAATCAAAATCAAATTTTAACATTCCAGTTCCTCCATCTTTTTTAGAAAATAAATTACAATTTTCTTCAATGATTTTTAATAAGGTAGCAAATTTTAAAAACACACTTTTTCCAAGTTTGTCTCCACCACCCTTTTTTAATGATTTTTCTCCTATAAAAGTATTATCTAATATAAATGCTCCATTTTCTATTTCATTACAAACTGCAAATGTTCCTCCTATTTTGGTAAAAACATCAGTAAATTTATTTAAATATGTTGCATCCATATGTTGATATATCTCATAAAATATTTTATTTAGTTTTGTATCATCTCTATTTGCTAGTAAAGGATTATTATTAACATTTTCTGTTTTTACTGCTTCAACTTCAGATTTTCTTGCTTCATATTTAGGTCTTATATAATCTAAAATTTGCTTACTGGAAGCATTCATTTTTACTTTTTTATCTAATTTCAAATATAAGTTAGCTCTTGCATTATTACCTACTATATCATTAAAACCTCCTCCATCTATTATTATTTGACCAATTTTTTGTCCTACAAAATTTTTAACAAATTGTTCAAATGTTTGATTAAATTGAGTTAATGAATTTTCATTTGAATTATTATTTTTTTCAGGATCTGTTACATTTAATTTTAAAGATTCAATAACACTACCCATACCAATTAATTTAACCTCACAGTCATAAGAACCATCAGAACTAAAAGACCATTTAAAATTAGTTATTTTACCATAAACTCCTTCATAATTACCATTAAATTTTACTCTTTCATCTTGAATTAAATTCATCATTTGAAATTGATTTTGTCCACCATCAAAAGAGTCAGGATTTAATAAAAAACTTAAAGGAGTAGATTTAAATGAATCATAAGTTTGTAATTCTCCACTATTATTTAAAAAAGTAGACCAACCAAATTCTAATAAAAGAGAATATCCAGGCCTTAAATATAAAGCATCTAGTAATTGAAATTGAGCTTTACTATAACATTTTATTTTAATTGTTGATTCACTTAAAGCTCCATTATTATAATAATTAGTTGAAGCATTTGTAATACCAGGCATAGGAACAAATCCTCTTTCAGTTATACCACCCCAACCATAAGCTCCATTAAATATTTCATTATTATAATTTAAACCCCTATTAAGTTGAAACTTATTATTTGCATTTGCTATACTATCTAAACTAACTGCTCCTCCTTGAAGTATAAAATTTTTTGCTAAATTATCACCTTCTATAACTTCTTTAGGAACACCTGCTTTAATTAATTTATCTAAAACACTTCCATCTCCTTCTTCACCTTCTAATTTAACTGAGCTTGCTAGTCTTAACCATGGGGTTTTTATTGTATAATATTTTAAATTATCTGAAGATATATTTATAGTTTGTCCTAAAGCCTTTTGTCTTATTTCAACTTGTTTTTTTACAAAATCTGCAAATGGGGATCCAATAACATTAGACATAATTTTATCTATTTAATTCATTATAACTATCAATTATAGGAGAAATATTTTGAGGTATTCTAATTTGTGAACCTACAGGTAAAAAAATTGAAGAAAAATCAGCTACATCAGGATTAGATATAGCAATAACCCACCATAAAGTTACATCTCCATAAAATCGAAATGCTAAACTTTCAAATCTATCCCCCCATTCTGTTATAGCATATATATCACTTTCTTGTTGAGGAACAGTAGGGTATAATGCTGAATTTCTAAATAAAGTTCCTCTAGTTCTTAAATCATCAGTAAGGGTTTGACGTATTGGTATTTCAACGTATCTATTCATCTGATTGAGTTTTTATTGGTTGTTCATATTTTGAAATTCCATTATCTCCAACATAATTATTATTTTTCTCATTTTTTAAACTTATAAATGTTTCATTTCCTACTGCTTGTAATTCACCCTGATCATTATATAATAATCTTTGTCTTGAAGGTAAGAAATCTTCTACTGGAGTAAAAGCTAAACTAACCTCTATTCTATGAGGTAACTCTTTAACTGAAGGATCATCTTTTCCTTCTGTATCAATTGCTATTTCCCATGTAGTATCATCTGGTATTGTGTATGTTAAAGTAGTAAGTACTCCAGGTACTTCATATAAATAACCCCCTACAGTCATCCTAATTATATTACCTCTCATAAATCCTGCTTCATTATAATCAGGTGCTAAAGATGAAGCTAAAAAATTAAGTTTAGCAAACATAGGTACTAATTCAGCTTTTGATGTTGCAGCTATAGTAAAGCCCATTTGTATATCTCTAGTAAACCCACCATAATTTTTAAATACATTACCTCTACCTACATATTGTACATCATTCCAAGTTGCAGCATAATTATCTGTAAAACCATTTATATAAGCTCTAAAATGTAAATATGTTGCTTTTTTTCCTTCACTTGGTCCATTATTAATAACAGCAATTCTAAATTTACATAAATCATTAATTGGAAGATCATTATTAGCACTTTCAGCTTCATACATTTTTAAAGCTGTTATTCTATCTAAAGCTTCCATATCAAAAGCAGGAATACTGTAATCAAATAAATTTCTTTCTCTATTTACCCCATCAACAGCATATGTTATATGTTGTCCAGGATCTCCCATTCCTGTTCTTAAAGCTTTATTTTGGGTTACATAATCTGGTGCTTTATGAATAATTTTAGATACTACTTCTGATATAGTATCGTCAAATTCTACTTCAGAATCTATAACAAAATTCATAAAACTTTTAGGGTATAATCCTCTACGAGTTGTTAATTCTTCATTAGAATATATTCTAAAAGTATCACCATGTAATAAAGTAGAAAGACCTGAAGGTTGAACTCCACTATAATTAGGATAAGCTGTAGATAAATTTTTGTAATTTCTTATAGCATTGTATGTAGGACGTTCTTTAAATATATTTGTTTTTCCAATACCTAATATAGAACCAGGTCCTCCTGAGTATGAATATAATATAGGTGTATCTGGGTCTTCTGACGTAGCATCAGGATTTATATTAAATTTTGCTCCTACACTAGCAAAAGGTAATGATGAATTATCAGATGATAATCCACTACCTACAAAATCTTGTAATGCTACTAATCTATTTTCACCATCTATTTGATCATTTCGTACTACTACTGAGTAAGGATTTAATGCTCCTGCTCCTCCTCTAGCATTCCTATTTGCACCAGCAGGACCACCTAATGATCCTATAGGATTTAGTCCAAATTTATTTAAATGAGCTCCTGCCCAATTAAAACCTGCTTGAAGTAGAGTTCCTATTGGTAAATAAGCACCTTGATTCATAGCACCCCCAAAATAACCTGCTCCAAATGATGCTTGAGTTTTTACACTTGTTTTTGATAATAAATTTTCTTTTAAGGTAAAAAATATACCTCTTGGAGATTTAGTATCAATAAACATTTTAGCTAATCTACTTACATCTTTAAGTGCTTTTAAAGGAGCTAAAAAACCATCTCTTAATATAAAATCAGGACCTGATTGAAGAGGCATACCAGTTCTTAAAGGACCTGTCCCACCAGGTATTGGAGTTATTTCATAAGGTTGATTACTTGTACCTGAAGCAGGCCTATCCCCTCCAAACTGTAGATTTTTTAAGTTTGTTTTTAAATTAACTAGACGACCTCTAGATTCAGGTGTAAGAGTACTAGACATATATTAATTTTCACATTTACAATTGGGTCTCTGACACCCAATTTTATTTTTATTACCTATAGAAATAATTAAAGCCCCAATGCAAATTCCGAGAATAACCATTGTTATTAATATTTCTATCATTATTAGACAGATGATCCTTCAGGTAAATTATCTTTATACTTTTCTATAGAATCAAAATTAGATAAAGAGGTAGCTTCTGGAAGATTACCAGTACGTGGTCTTACTTCTAATTTGCTTGGGTTAGCTTCTAATGAATACTCCTTATGTAAAGTTGATTCTGCAAAATCTGGTGTTACTGGAGTTTCACCATTATTTCTTGATAAATCTGAACCATCAATTCTTAATTTGTCTATTAATGAATTTTTTACTGTATTTGGCATTTTATTAAATTTTATTAATTAATTATTTATTATAAATATTATCCCATATTGGAAGTTGCTAATGCTAATGATTTACCTACTTTATTCCCATCAATAAATACATCACCACCAGCTTCAACAGCAGAAATTAATCTAACAACATTAGTATTTAATTGTTTTAGTAAAGCAGTATTTGTAGTAGAACCTCCTCCAGTAACTTCATCAAGTTTACTTAGAGGTATTACTGCTTCGGGTTCACCTCCTTCACCAATTAAAGCTGTTGTTGGTTTTGTTACAATTCCCCCTTCTGCTAATCCAACTAAATCTGTTATTACATCTGATGGAACTGGAATGTTAACACCTGGTATTTTATTTAATAACCTAACTAATGCATCAAAAGGAGAAAGTAGAAAATCTATTATACCCTTACCTACAACTTTTAATCCCTCAAGTATCATACTCATATCAAAATTAGCTATTCCATCAAATATCATTCCAATACCACCAAAAGTATCACCAATTGAAACAAGTAAAGGATTTAAAATATCTAATACTAGGTTTATTATTTTAGAAAGCACATTAAAAATTGGAGTTAATACTTTCATTAAAGCATCTATTATAGGCATTAAAGGAGTCATTATTGCAACAAATAAATCTTGGAATTTTGCCATCATACCATTTAATTTATCCATTTTATTTGCTGATTCCATTTGCGCTAAAATACCATCTTCTGCTAATTGTGCTTTCATTTCTTCAGTTAAAGTACCTTCTTTTAACATTTTATTGAACTTTGCTTGAACATCAGAAGTAGTCTTAACATCATCTCCATATTTTGATTGTAAAGCAGCTATGTTTTCTTGATTCATAAGCATATCACCCATTTCATCTCTACTCATACCCATTGCTTTAGCAATTGCCTGCTGTTCCATTCTATTCATCGCTCCAAATTCTGCTGCTGAAACTCCTTGTTTTGCTAATTCTGCTGCTACTGTAGCCATATCATTATTTAAAGCTGCTGATCTTGCTTTTTCTAAATTAAGCTGTTTTCCAGTTATTACTTCAGCTTCCATTTCAGCTTGAATTGATGATTCAAAATCTAATAAACTATCTGCTATGTCATTTACTTTTCCTTGTTCTAAACCTAAAAGTTTAGCTTGAAATACTTGTTTTGCTAATTCTTTAGTATTATTTTTAGCAGATAAAGCATTAGCATTTGATATTTGTGCAACTCCTTCTTGTATTTCTTTTAAACTAAATGCTGTATCATTTTGAGCATTTAATTCTAATGTTACTGCTGATACTTTTTTAAGTTGATCTTTAATACTAGTATCAGCTATTAAAGCTTTTGAAGCAAATTTAGCCATTGCCTTTTCTGATAAACCTGTTCTTGCTGAAACCGAAGCAAATTCAGCTGCAAATTCACCTGAAAATTCAGCAGCTGTACCTAATAATTTATTTAATGATGCTTGAGCTGCTACTACTTCTTCTGTTCTAACTAAAAGATCACCAGAAGCTCGGGCTGCTGCATTAGCATTTGCTACTTGTTTTTGACCCTCTTTAACTGATATACCTTGACTTAAAGCTACATCTTTACTTAATTTATCAATTTTTATAAAAGCTTGAACTAATTCTATTATAATTCCAACAGGACCAAGTGCTTTAGTAATTAAAGGACCTAAGGCTTTAAATCCTGCTTTTGCAGACATTAAACCTTTTGAAAAACCAGACATTCCTTTTAATTTATTAGCTGCTGCTGCTCCAGATAAATTTCCTAATTTTTTCTCTAAACCTAATTGTTTAATTCTTTCTTTAGTTAATCCTTTACCCCCCGATGTAGCTGCATCTTGTATATTAGCTGCCATACCTCTTGCACCCTCAGCTGCTGCTTCAAATGGTTGAGAAAATTTACTTAAACCAGGTACTGCTTTAAAAATATCTGATAATCCCCCAAAGGCTTTAACACTAAAATTACTACTAATTTCTTGTGAATTTTTTGCTACATCATCTAAACTATTTTTTAATTTTATAGCTTCTTTAACTTGCATTCCTATTGAATCAGCAATATCAACATTTGTTTGACCTCCTTCTTTAAGTAATTTATTTCTTTGTTGATTTAATAGAATTATAGTTTTATCTAATTGAGCTTGGGTTTGGGTTATTTTAACATTAGTCTCAGTAAGACCCAGTTGGTCTTTATTTATACTATAAGTATCTTGTGCTATTTTAGTTATTTGATTAGATAAATCCCTAATTGTTTTTTGAGATGAAGCTTGAAATTGTAGTTCTTTAACTTGATCCTTAATAACATCATTTATATCTTGTTGATCACTTAAAATATCTGCATTAATTCCTTTTCTTTTAACCAGAATTTGAATTAACTGATCTTCTAAAGAAATTTCTGTATTTTTTTCTTTATTAAGATTTTTTTGATTATCTAATTTCTCTTTTGAGGACATATCCTATTTTATTATAAATATTAAAGGGCATCATTTCTTTGATGCCCTTGTTGAATATGTTGGAGGTTTTCTTGATTTAGTTGTGGGTGGTGAAAAAGCTTGTTTTGGTATTTTTGATTTATCAGGATTTGCAAAATCAATACTTTGTCCTTTTTTACTCTTTTTTATAGCTTTTTCATTAGCTTCATTTTGAGCTTTTCTAATATCTATAATTTCTTTAAGTGTAAATCTACGTAACCAAATAGGCATATTATATATTGTATGCCAGTCATATCCACCACCACCATGGTATACTATACTATTAATATTTTTAAATAGTTGAATCCTATAAGTCGACGTCAGGCCAAAAAAAGTTGACAGTCATCGGAAGGGAGACTTCCCTTTCAATGCCGTCGCTACTCACGTGATTAAATTTCAAATCAATGTCTGGTTGAAATGTTTTAATATATTCTCTAAGTGCTCTTGAATCCCTTGCTAACATGTAGGTATCAACAAATTTTCTAATTTTTGATTTATCAGTATCGCCATTTACAGCTAATATCATATGTTTTAAACGTGTTGATAACTCAGGACTACTTTTTTTATCTATTTTTTGTAAACCTTTAATTTCAGCTTTTACTGCATTATCATCTTTAGTAGATAATAATCTAAATTGAATTAATGTTTCAGAGTGAGGTAATGTATACTCAAATTTATTAACATTTGGTTCTAACATTTGACTATCATCTAAAGTTATTTTTTCTAGCTCTTGTAAATCTACTGTCACTTCTTCATTATTATACATAAATGTATAATCAGCACCATAACCTAATATTCTAGATGCTACCATGATAGCATTTTTATCACCTACAATTAAATCATCAAATTTAATATTTTTATCAACAATCAAGGCTTTTAATAATCTATCAAGAACTGATCCATCTTTAATATAATTTTGGTTTGTTAATATATCTTCTTCTCTAGCTGTCATATATTTTAATTCAACTTTTCCTGAAGATAATGGATTGTCTTTTGGGTAAATTAATCCTTTTGAAGGTAAATCTACCATTTCTGTGGGGAACTTATATTCTTCCATAATTTTTATTAGTTAATAACTTAATTTTATTATACATATATAACATACAAAAAAGCTTGACGTATGCCAAGCTTAAATGTAAAATATATAAATTTTTCTTTTAGAAATTTAATACACAGTAATCCATTCCTATTGTTAATGAAATATTCATTACAGTAGAATCATCATCCCAATTCATGTCACCAAATGCTGCATCCTTAATGAATGCACCTTTAATAATCCATTCTGAAACTACATCACCTACAGGACCTAATACATCAATAGTAAGATCTTTTTTATAGAAATCAGAATAACCATCTCTACCTGTAACTGATTCATGATGTAATCTTGTCCATTCCATTACAGCTTGAGCTCCTGAAGGAGTAATAGGATCAAATAATTCTAATGATAAATCATTCCATCTTAATTTACCTTTTACTTTTCTATAAGTGTTTATATGATTTAATACTATTTCATCCTGCGCGAACCCCATTCCACTAACTCCTTTAATTATATACGATGGTATACCGTCAACATATAATATAAATCTATTAGCTACTTTTGGTTCAAAAGCGGTGAAAAATATTTCGTTAGGATCTAATACTGCCATTTTTTATGTTATTTTATTTTGTTATAAATATTATTATTTTTCATTTTTATACCGGGAAAGTTGCTCCAGTTGGTAAAATGTTGAAATCTATATAAATAAATTCCGCTGTTTTAGTTGGTTGTAAATAAACAGCACCAATTAATTCATTTCTATCAATTACATCTGGTGTATTATTTGTATTATCCATTACAACTTTAAATGCGAATAAACCTTGTCTTTGTTGTACTGACTCTAAATATGGGTTTACTTGGGCTAAAAATGTATTTCTTGTAGCTGCTGTGTTTTGTTCAAATACTAATGTATCAGCGATTTGAGAAATATAATTTTTAAGTGTTATTAATAATCTTCTTACATTTACTCTATCTAAAGCACTTGCTTTTGTTTGAAGAGTTTTCTGTCCAAATACTACAATTCCTTGTCCTGGGAATGAAGCTATTGGGTTTACTTTTCCAGTATATAAATCATCTCTATTAGTATTAGTTAATCTTCTTTCTGCTTGATTAACTGCTCCTAATCCACCTCTATTAATACCTGCTGGTGCAAACCATGGTTCACCTGCTCTATCATTAAAGGCATAAACACCTGGTATCATTGTTGAAGCTGGAACCCAAACTAATTCTCTTGAATCTGGATCTGTAACTTGTAGCCAAGGCCAATATGTTGCACAATATGATGAATCAACTGATGCAGCTTGTGTAGTTACTTGAGTTAATGTTGAATTATAATTAACTAAATCACCTACAAATATTGCATCTCCTCTTGTTTCACAATTTGATTGAATTGTAGTCC